TTCAACTTCATCAATAAAATACAAAACTGATATTGAAACCATAGGTTACGATTTTTCCGAAGCGCTTCTTGACTGCCGCCCTGTTTGGTACAGGTCTACCTGTGCCGTTGACAAAGCAGAATGGAGTTGGTGGGGCTTCATTGCGGAAGAAGTTGCTGAAATTGACCCACGGCTTGTTCATTGGAAAACAACACAAGGTGTTGCCCAAGAGGACGGCAGTGTTGCTCATGTTCCTTGCGAACCAGAGCCAGAGGGTGTCGCCTACGACCGTTTCGTCCCCCACCTGCTGAATTTGATCAAGCGGCAGAAGGAACAGATCGAAGCAATGGAAGCCCGACTGTCAGCCATTGAGGCGTCGTAGTCCTACTCTCTAAAATGCGCTACTTGATTGCATTTTTGTTAATGGTTACCGCCATCGCCGTCCCAATGATTTGGATCTATGCCGGTCTTCCATATCGGCGTGGTCCTTTTTTCTGGGACTGATGGTAATGTGTGAAGGCAGGCGTGCGTCAACACCCTGCCCCGGCCACAGTTCCCTAGAAACCATGACCCAACAAGATTACCCGATTCCATCGGATGACGAGCTGCGAGCTTTCGCCGTTGACTGGTGGCAGCATTTCGGTTTTGTCGCAGATCCACGCCACGAAAAAGCAACGTACGTCAACGATGTGATCCACGCAGATCATTTCGCCTCATTTGCCCGTGACCTACTCGCTAAGTACGCCAAGTAGTCATTCCCACTTCTATGTCTGAACTTTCACCCGACGCGCAAGCAGTTTTTAACGCAGCGTGGCACTGCCCGCTTGTTTTAGGCAACCATCCAGCGACACTAAGTCGCCAGATCGGCGCCGCACTTCGAGCTGCTGCTGAAACCTACTTTGAGCAGGGAAATGGTGAAGGACCGCACTGGTTCCTAGCCATTGCTGAAGAGATTGAAGCCCAGTAGCCACCTTCACAAATGACACAGTGACACTGACAGTCAGCGAGCTATGGGACGCCTTCCTTGCGGAGCGTTCTATTTCGCTGTGCCCAACCAGCCTGACGTCTGATTACCGTCAAGTCACCAAGTGGCTCAAGCGCTGCCCAGTGCAGGATATCGAACAGGCACGGCAGGTGGTGATCTGGGTGCTTGGGCAAACCCCAGTGCTCACGTCTCGCCGCGTGGCGATGTACACCAAAAGCATGTACAAGTGGGCAGCGCAGGAAGATGTCGCGTATCTGGCACGCAACCCGCTGGCAAGTTTCAAGATGCCAAAGGCGCCGCAGCGGGACATTGACATCATCGTCATCCCGCGCAATGAGGTTGGCTTGGTGCTAGCTGCCCTGGCCGCGAAGTACACCTATTGCAGCGCTGACTGGTCGGCTTATACCGAGTTCATGCTGCAGACCGCCATGCGCACTGGTGAGGTGCGAGCCCTTAAGTGGTCAGACATCAAAGATGGCAAGATTCTTGTTCACAGCAATTGGACCCTGACGCACGGTTACAAAGACAGCACCAAGACCAACAAAAAGCGATGGGTGCCGCTCAACCGCAAATGCCAGGCAATCCTTGACCAGTTACCGCAGGACGGCGAGTTTATCTTCCCCTGGGACCGGCTTGCATTTCAGAGCTACTTCAGGAAAAAGCTGCAGCCGCTCCATGCTGCTGGCCTGATCTCTCATGCTTACCGTCCATACGACTGTCGGCATACGGCAATCAGCCGTTGGATCGAAGCTGGCATCCCGGTGCCGCAGGTTGCAAACTGGGCGGGTAATACGGCTGAGGTGATCTTTAAGCACTACTGCAACACGACTCAGGAATACGAAGTTCCTGAGCTTTGACTTACACTGCTGCTACTGACCACCAATCATGAGCATCACCTACAACTGGGCCATCGCCAACCTAGAACGCGAAGTTTCGGACGGTTACGTCTTTACCGCTCACTGGACGGTGGTGGGCATCTCTGATGACGTTGACCCCGAAGGCAATCCCTACAACTCCGGCGCCTATGGCTCCATGGGCCTGGAGCGTCCTGAGGGCAGCCTGATCCCGTTTGATGAGCTGACGCAGGAGCAAGTGGTTGGCTGGGTCAAGGACAAGTTCGGCCCCGATAAGGTCACCGAGATCGAGGAAGCGCTCGCCGCACGGATCGTTGACCAGCAGTTTCCGACCGTTGAAGCTGGCGTCCCGTGGCAGTAAAAGCAAAAGCTGGTCTAAGCGGCACCGTCCGCAAGGATCCTGTCCCCAAGACAACCAGCCAAGGGCAAGGGCAGCGGTCCAGGCCGCGACGCCGTGGCCGCAAAAAGCTGCGCGGGCAGGGTCGCTAGGCTAGACAGATGAGATGACCGCATACGATGCCGGCGCCAGATGACGTATCGCATGGGGACATTTACCACAAGCTCGGATCCCTAGAAGGCAAGGTCGAGGCGCTGCTGATCAGCATTGGCGAGCGCCGCGACGACATCAACAACGTCTTCAGCCGGTTGCGGCAGGTGGAGCATCGCCTGGCCTGGGGCATGGGTGCAGCGGTGATCATCAGCCTGCTGGTCCCGCATGTGATCGGTGCGATGCAACCCCGCCTCCACATTGGTGCCCCGGTTCAACAGCAGCGCTAGCCTGAGGGAAACGCTACGGACTGATGGACCGGATCGCTGATTATGTGGCGCTGGCGGTGGCGATCCATGGCTTGGCGCTGGTAATCGTCAACCTGACGCCAACGCCCAAGGACAACGCAGCCCTAAGCAATGCCGCCCGTGTGGCCGTGCGCGCGTACCGCGTGATCGAGATCCTGGCCGGTGTCGTCTCGCCCCGCGTCAAGCGATGAGCAACGGCGCACCCATCACCCTCGAGCAGCTGTTTCGGTTCTATCGCAACCTTCCGCATCAGTCCGCCGCGATCGCGCAGCTCGAGCAGGATCTAACCGTGAACGGTTACGCCGCAGCCATGCGCCGCGATCGGCCTTGGTTTAATACTTGGAGCCAAGACGGGAAGCAGGCTGACCTGGGTGCTGCGATCAACCTGATCCAGCAGTTCGAGGGCTGTCATCTCGAGGCATACCCTGACCCGCTGTCAGGTGGCGCCCCTTGGACGATCGGCTGGGGTACGACGCGCTACAGCGACGGCCGCAAAGTGCAGAAGGGCGACAAGATCAACCGCGTCGAAGCGGACATGCTGCTGCGGCAGGAGGTGGATCGGATCGTCGAGAAGCTGCGAGCCACCATCCCGTTCTGGGTGGCGATGGCCGACAACCAGAAGTGTGCGCTGGTGTCGTTCGCCTACAACCTGGGCAGTGGATTTTACGGCTTATCGCCAGAGTTTGAGACGATCAGCCGCGTGCTGCGCGAAAAAGACTGGGCCGCGGTGCCCGAGGCGTTGCTGCTGTACCGCAACCCCGGCACCAATGTCGAGGCCGGCCTCAAGCGCCGCAGGGAGGCCGAGGGCAAGCTATGGAGCGGCACGAAGGCAGAACGCGATCACCCGGTCAAAGTGAGGCCATCGGATCCGTTCGCGACCAGGCTGTCGGCACACTTCACCCTGGGTGAGTTTGCGCTGGGTGATCCGGCGCGGCGCTTTGTTGCTCAGCATCAGGTGGACACTGCAGCCGAGTTGGCGGCGTTCCTCGAGCGGGTGCGGGTCGCCTTTGGCGGGAAGCGGATCACGATCACCTCGGGCTACAGGCCAGCAGCAATCAACCGCCAGGTGGGTGGCGCCAGCGGCAGCGAACATCTTTACGACGCGCCTGGCGTTGGTGCGGTGGACTTTTACGTTGACGGGGCGGACATTAAAGCGGTCCAAGATTGGTGCGTGAAGCACTGGCCGTTCAGCACCGGGCTGGGAGCGCCCAAGGGGTTCGTCCATCTCGGCATCCGCAAGGGCCGCCCGCGGCTCACCTGGCCCTACTAAGCTGCGATCGCTGCAGAAGCGTCTGGCCCGGTGCCGTGAGATCGCCGGGCTTTTTTCATGGATGCCAAAATCGCCGGCGCTTCGGCTGGATCATCTAGTTCGATCAGGCGCCAGGTATCGCAGCCGTGGCGCTCGGCCCAGTGCTGCGCGTGTGCTGCAGTCGGGAACGGCCCGACGTGCCAGGGACCGATGGAGATGGCGTAGGTCATGGGCACCGGCGAGGGGAAATGGATGGGGTCAGGTAACGCCCGACCCCCGAGGCGGCCGACCTGCGTCGTCGGCGGGACTATCTCCGGCCCCTGCATCCGGCTTATGGGTGATGGTCAGCCTTCGTCGCTGACAGGACTAACTCCGGGCCATGCATCCGGCTTGTGGCTGAAAACAATATACACCGTGCGCAGCGTTATCGGGGTTGATCCGGTCGCAGCGGTTACCGTTGGCCAAGCAGCAGCCAGCCCATGCGGGCGTTCCTGATCGAGATCACCGCGAAGGTGGTGCTCCGCTCCGACACTGACCCCGACGAGCTGCCAGCCAACCTCTACAGCCGCCTTTCGGAACACTTCGGCAACGACGACGACATCCTCGATCTTTGCATCGAGGCGATGCCCCTGCCGCTTGATCTCAGTGGACAAGGCGCACATTGATGAGACGCGGCTGGTCACAAGGCGCCACGCGCGCGATCAGATCCATCTGGCATGGGACTATCGCTGCGCCTACTGCGACGATCCGCTTGGGCGATCGCCCACTCTGGACCATGTCATCCCCAAGGTCCATGGCGGCCTGACCGTCCGCGAGAACCTGATCAGCTGCTGCCTCAGCTGCAACAGCCGCAAGGGCCACAAGGCTTGGCTCGACTGGTATCGCCAGCAAGAGTTCTGGTCAGCATCCCGTGAGTGGGCCATCGCCATGTGGGTGGCGGGTGAAAACTAGGGCAGGATCTTCTTCAGCAGGCAGATCACCAGCGCGCAGATCACCCAGTACATCACCGCCAGGTAGGCAATCACGGCAAGACTGCTCATCGGGCCAGCAGATGATCAAGGTACAGCTCAGCCTGCCAGAGGTCGCTTGAGTATCGGCACATGCCGTGCGCGCAGCTGCGGTAGTACAGCTCTCCGCCGCCAGCAGGTTCCAGCGTTTCGATCCAGCCGCCGTCGCGATCCATGCGGCTCACGCAAACCGGCTCACTCATGGCGGCGAATCCAGTCCTTCAGGCTGATCACATACTGACGCAGGTCTTGGGCCCGCTCGAGGTGCCACCGGTCACCCGTCGCGAAATACAGACCGTTATGCCGGTCGATCGCGTGCAGCAGATCACGGATCAACGGGCACCACGGCTCACGGGTTGGCGTCAACCATTCGCGCGGCATGGTTCACCGATCAGGCGTGAACATGGCGCAGCGTGCCGCAAATCGACCGCCAGTCTGCCGCGCTTCAGGAAACTGCAGGTTGCAGCGATTCCGCGTCGCTTCCCATTGCACGCAGTCCCAACACATCGGCACCGCCCCGGCTGGTCGGATGTTGGCGCACGCCATCTGATAGATGGACTGCGCACGCAGCATCGCATCCTGCAGCCGGATGGCGCCGGTGTCGGCTTCGAGCTGATGCTCAGGCTTGGGCCCTAACACCACACGCGCGTGCCAGGTACGGTCGGCGCGATCGCAGAAGAGAAGCAACCGGCCGCCGTAGAACGTGATCATTCCGGCTCGCCGTAGCTGGGCGCGTGATACAACCGCTCAAGCAGCATCGAGGCCGGTTCACCGTCGCCGCTCATGATGGCCCGCGCTACCGGATCCGATTGATCCGCTGCGACGAACACTTCAAGGGCGTCATGCTCCTTCACCATCACCAAGCTGGTGCGAGGGCTGCGGACCAGCATCGCGACCGCCAGCCGCTCGAGGAAGGTCAGACCTGGCAGGTGGTGGTCGTTCATTGGCTCATGGTGCCAAGCAAACGGGTTAGGTACCACTGGGCCTTCATTAAGGATTCCTTGCCTCCTTTGTGCCGTTCACGCCAGGCGTACTTCATCAAGTTCCCCTTACAAAACCCGCGGAACTCCTCAGCCGTTAGCGCCGCTTGGATCGCGTCGATGCATTCAATCTCGCCCTGCCGGTAGTGGCCGGGCTGGTTGACGGGATCAGACATTGAACTGCCTCGAGGCGGTGGCAAGCTGGTCGTTGTTGTAGTGGCCAGTGACGGCATAGCTAACTGCTGGCCGCTGACTCATGCGGAAGAACACCATCTGGCCAATCTTCAGACCGGGCCAGATCGGCAGCGATTGCAGCTGGCGCGCGTTCTTCAGCTCAAGCGTGAGCGTGCTGTCATGCCAGCCAGGATCGGCATAGCCGGCGTGGAGGTTCTCGTAGCCTTCGCGGGCGCGGCTCGACTTCAGGAAGAACAGGCC